AGGATCAGGCAACCGAATGGCTCTGGACTTACAACAACGAGCGACCCAATATGGGCATCGGTGGCATGACACCCGCAATGAAACTGAAAACAGCCGCCTGAATTCTACGGCTGAACCCCATTAAAAATGGGGGGATTACCACATCACGAGAATCCAATAGAGCTAGTAACGACCTGCATGCCGTTGTTTTTCCTACGCCAGCCGCGCCAAGGACGATCGCGAACGGTTTCCCGTCTGTGACGACAAACTGCGTTTCCAATTTCTCTATAACATCTCTTTCGAATGTCCAGCCCGCCTTCACATCACCCAATGTGGCTGGCCTTCCGTTAAACATCTTAGATAGATTGCCATGGTCGTTTGAAAACTGCGTTTTGACAGTTACGGTAGCTGGATAGAGAGAGGGCGCACTATCGAGAATCTCACTTGTTACAGATAAAACTAGCTGTTCCTCAGGAGATGCCTTTATCAACGCTAGGGCAAGGTCATCGATTCCGCCAAAACAAACAGTAACTCCACGAGACTCGTAAATTTCGGCCAAGTCTAAGTTAGTTGTATATGCAAAAAGGTATATTCGACCTGGAGCGCCCTCGGTAGCTTTCGCACGGAGGGCGTCATCAACGAGCCTTCTCAAATCTGGATCAGCCAGCGAATTTCCTACGATTAGTGCGGATTTTGAGTGGAGATTCTCGGCCAATCTACGATACAAGATCCCGCGGTAGTCTTCGACTTTATCGAAGTCAGGCTCGGTGATAACCATCCTCTCTTTGTCACCTAGGGAATCATCTTTCCATATCGTCCCGTGAAATTTATATAGTGATTGAGCAGATTTTTCACCTGCACCCCTGAAGTCATAGTTTGAAGAATATACTGTGAGCGGGACATTTGCCTTTTTAAATGCCTTTTCAACTAAATCATCATAGTTTGTTGAAAATATGGAAGCCCAGCCAAAGGTAGGTATATTGAGAAGGCCGCCAGTAGGCTGGAGCTTTGCAATTCTATTGCAAATAAATTCCACCAATTCTCGACGCGAAATGCGACGTTCAATTAGTGTTGATAAATCGGATAGCGATAGACCAAGACCTTGCCCAATTCGGAACTTCGTCTCAAGCTCATGGGCTAGTTGTTGACCACTTGGAGCGCCAGATGGAATTGATGCTCCCGCACCAAAGATAAGAACTGTTTGTTCTGGAGAGATTTGTCTACATAGAACTGATAGGTCAATTGGCATGGCTTGCTTTCATGAATTGTCCTGCCCACATGACACCATTCATGGACAGATCGTCAACCGATTGTGGTTGAAAATTTGGACGCGAAGCCTCTACCGGTTGTCTGTGACGGTCGGCCGCACTTGACTGGCAGGGACCAGTTTTTTCTGCGTCGGTCAGGTAGGTTCTTTGGACTATTCCCTTAAATTTCGAGTTCTTTTCATGTTCTCGGATACTATCGAGACTATAAGCATTTGAAATATATGTATTATGTCAAAGATGTTTCGTATCTGATAGTCACACGCCAAGCAGGGCTACGCTATTCTACTAGGCGGTTCTGCCGGTGCCACTGTAGAGCCTCGTCCATCACCCTAAGGTTGGGGTCGTGGGCCTCTCTGATCGGCTGCCCGTGCAGGTCACGCAAGAACTCATTGCCGGGAAGAGCACGGACCGAGGGGGGCACTAGTATCGTCCGGTCAGGCGCTACGCCAATCAGCCCGCGGTCAAAAGCCCAGTGCAGGTCCTTGGTCAATGGAAGGCCATTCGCAGGGTGGTCTGAACCCTTCTCGCTGACGGGGATCACGTGAGCAGCATCCAGCCCTAGGACCATGTTGCCAACTGGTGAGATGAATTTCCGCCCTGTGAAGGCACAGCGGTTGGGGGCGCAATCTGCGGTCCTGGCTGGTCGATCATGTGGTTTTGGAAGGTGACACGGCCCGGCCGGAAGTTTGGGCGCAGCTGTCCGAATTTCTGGGGCAAACGTGGGAACACGCCTCGGGCTGCCGGATGGCGCTGGCGCGGATGGCAATCGACTCGGGCGACGGTGTGACCACCGATGCGGTGTATTCGTGGGTTCGCGCTGCGGGTCGCGGACAGGTGATTGCGATCAAGGGAGTGGCGGGGTTTGACCGCACCACGCCGGTTGATGGTCCCACCTACGTCGAGGTGACAGAGTCCGGGCGCAAGCTGCGGCGTGGGGTGCAGCTTTGGAAAGTCGCCGGGGCGGTGTTCAAGTCAGAAACCTATCGGTTCCTGCGCCTGATCGCACCGACCGACGAGGAACTGGCCGAGGGCGGGGAATGGCCGCACGGGTTCGTACACATCCCGAAAGGCACCACGGCGGAATGGATGAAGCAGCTCACTGCTGAACAGCTGATGACAATCAAGACCCGTCAGGGTTTTCAGCGGCTGGAATGGCAGCAGACCCGCGAACGTAACGAAGCGCTGGATTGCCGGGTCTATGCCCGCGCCGCTGCCTGGCTGATGGGGATCGATCGCTGGGACAATCTGCGCTGGGAACAGCTGGAAGCTCAGATGACCACCGGAACGGCTGAAGCGCTACCAGCGGGCCAGCCAAATAGACCCGCGCCCGCAACACAGACAAATCGCCCCGCCCCCTGGATGGGCCCAAGAAAGAAATGGTTCTGAAATGGCATGGACGCAAAGTGAACTCGATGCCCTAAAGCGGGCCTACGCGGCGGGAACGCTGCGGGTGACCTCCGACGGCAGGACAGTGGAATATGGCAATGCGGCTGATCTGCTGTCGCGGGTGCGGATCATTGAATCTGAGATGGCGCAGGCCGGTGGCTCGCCCTTGCCAGTCGCGGGCTTTGCCAGTTTCCGTCGGGGTGAACGGTGACCAAAGCCCCACCCACGATCCGTTGGGGCCTGATCGATCGAGCGGTTGCGCTGATTTCGCCGCAGGCCGCTTCGCAGCGCTATGCGGCCCGCATCGCGCTGGGCAATCTGCGGCGCGCCTATGACGGGTCCGCCAAAGGGCGCGGAACGGACGGTTGGACGACCAGTGGCAAAGCCGCCGATGCTGAAATCGGTATGGCCGCACCGCTGCTGCGCGACCGGATGCGCGATCTGGTGCGCAACAATCCTCTGGCGGCAAAGGCCGTCGCGGTGCTGGTCAACAGCCTTGTCGGCACTGGCATCCGCCCGCGGGCGGCAGGTGCGGACAAAGCGGCCAACGCACTGGTTGACGATCTCTGGGCGCGCTGGGCGGATCAGTGTGACGCCGATGGCCACACCGATTTCCACGGGCTGTTGTCCCTCGCGATGCGCGAGACGATCGAGGGCGGTGACGTATTTGCGCTTCGGGTGCGCCGCCCGCGCTCTGCCGGGCTCGTCGTCCCGTTGCAAATCGAACTGAAAGAGGCCGATCACCTTGATGCGGCGAAGTTCGAGGATCGCGCCGGTGGGGCCCGCATCCGCTACGGCATCGAGCATGACAGCGCCGGTCGGCGCACTGCCTACTGGATGTATCCCGATCACCCAGGCGATGCGGCACCGGTATTTGCGCGGCGGTTTGAGTCCGTACGCATCCCGGCCGAACGGGTGGCACACCTTTTTGAACGCCAGCGGGTCCAATCGCGCGGCGTCCCTTGGGGCACCCCCGCGATGGCGGCCCTGCGCGATGTCGACGACTGGCAACGTGCCGAACTGGTACGCAAGAAAACCGAAGCCTGCCTCGTGGGCATCGTGTTCGGCGACGACGAGACCCAGCAATCGATCGCACCCGTGGTGCAGGATGCCGACGGCAATCGCATCGAGCAGTTTGAACCCGGCCTGATCGCCTATGCCCGCGGCGGCAAGGACATCAAATTCAACCAGCCCGCAGCGACCGCGGGCGTCTATGAATGGCACCGTGTGCAGTTGCACATCATCGCCGCAGGCTGGCGGGTTCCCTACGAGCTGATGACCGGCGATCTCAGTCAGGTGAACTTTTCGTCCAGCCGTGTCGGCCTGAACGAATTCCGCCGGATGATCGAGGCGATGCAATGGCAGATGATCATTCCAATGTTCTGCCAGCCGATCTGGAAATGGTTCTGCGAGGCGGCCTTCGCGGCGGGGCTGATCCCGACCGCTGACATCCCCGTCGAATGGGCACCGCCGAAGTTCGACAGCGTCAACCCACTGCAAGACGCCACCACCGACCTGCTTGAAACCCGGGCCGGGTTCTCGACCATCGCCCAGCAGATCGCCAAGCGCGGCTATGATCCCCGCAAGGTGCTGGAGGAATGGCAGGAATACGCTCTGCTGGCCGACACCATGAACCTGATCTTTGACTCTGATCCGCGGAAAGTCAGCTGCGGCGGGCAGGTTCAAAGCCAAGACCCGGGATCGCTGGACGGCGAGCCCGGCAAACCGCCGCAAGACCCCAGCCAAAGCTGAACGGAGCACCACATGCCGAAAGACATCATCGATCTGCCCCTTCAGGGGCGGATGGCCTCTGTGCGCGCGGGCAGCGTCGATGAAGCCGCCCGCACGGTCGAGATCATCTGGACCACTGGTGCCACCGTGCGCCGCGCCCGGTTCTGGGACGAGGCGGTCGATGAGGAACTCTCGCTTGATCCCGGCATGATCCGCCTGGAACGTCTCAATGCCGGTGCGCCGTTCCTGAATGCCCATGACGCGGGATCGCTCGCCTCCGCGCTTGGTGTGGTGGTCGACGGATCGGCACGGATCGCTAATGGCCAGGGCACAGCCACGATCCGCTTCAGCACCCGTGCTGATGTCGAGCCGATCTTCCGCGACATCGCAGGCGGTATCATTCGCAACGTCTCGGTCGGCTACCGCGTCCACCGCTATGAAATCATCAAACGCGACGGCGGGCCCGAGTTGTGGCGCGCCGTCGACTGGGAACCCCTGGAGATTTCCGCCGTCGCCATCGGCGCTGATCCCGGTGCGCGGGTTCGTTCTGAAACAGGCGCAACCCGCGCGCTCAACACCTGCACCCTCACTCGCACCAACAACCAAAGCACGGAGGCTCAAATGCCCGACGATATCCAACCGACGACCCCGGCTGCCGCACCCGCCCCCGCAACCCGAGCGGTTGATCCCACACCGGGTGCCCCGCCGCCTGCGCCCACACCTGCGACACCCAACGCCGACGCAATCCGTGCCGAAGCCCAGCGCGCCGCCGCCGATATCCTGACGCTTTGCCAACGCCACGGCCTCGACAACACCTTTGCGGCCGATCTGATTGGCCGCGGTGTTTCGCTCGATGCCGCCCGTGGTGCGGTGCTGGACCGGCTGGCGGAAGGTGATGTAATTGGCACCCGCACCGGCGCGACCGTTCCTGCCGCCGCCCGTGACACCGGCGTCACCGAAATCGCCTATCGCGACGCCGTGACGGACGCCCTGATGCACCGCCATGCCCCGGGATTGCACCAACTAACGGACGCCGGGCGGGAGTTTCGGGGGCTGAACCTGCTCGATATGGCGCGTCATGCCCTTGAACGCCGCGGCATCAGCACGCGCGGCATGTCGCGGATGGAACTGGCCACTGAGGCTCTGCAAAAGCGCGCCGGGCCCGGCTATCACTCCAGCGCGGATTTCCCGTTCATTCTCGCCAACGTCGCCAACAAAACGCTGCGCTCGGCCTACGACAGCACCCCGCGCACCTTCACCGCCTGGGCGCGGCAGGCGACGATCACCGATTTCCGGCCCGTTCAGCGCACCCAGTTGGCAGGTGCCCCGGACCTCTTGCGCGTGCCCGAAAGCGGTGAGTTCACCTATGGCACTATGGGCGAATGCCGCGAGGTCTATGCCCTGCTCACCTATGGGCGCATCATCGGCATCACTCGCCAGACCCTGATCAACGACGATCTCGATGCCTTCACCCGCATCCCGTCCGCATTCGGGGCCTCGGCTGCCGACCTTGAATCCGATCTGGTCTATTCGATCCTGACCTCCAACCCGCTGATGGGCGACGGCGTGGCGCTGTTCAACTCCGGCCACGGCAACCTCGGCACGGCCGGAGCGATTTCGGAAACCACCCTGGCCGAGGCCTATCGCCTGTTCGGCAATCAACGCGGGCTTGAGACCCGGCAAATCTCGGTGCAGCCGCGCTATCTGATCACGCCTCCAGGCACCCGGTCTGTGGAGGCGCGCAAGAACGTCACCGCGACCACCCCAAATGCGGTGGCAGGGGTGAACGCTTTCGCTGGACGTCTGGAACCGATTGAGGAGCCCCGCCTGATCCCCGCGGCCGGGGCCGACCCGTGGTTCCTCGCCGCCGATCCGAACCGGATCGACACCGTGGAATACGCCTATCTCGATGGCAGCAACGGCGTTTACACCGAGACCCGCATGGGCTTCGAGGTCGACGGCATGGAAATCAAAGCCCGCCACGACTTTGCCTCCAAGGCGATCGACTGGCGCGGCCTATTCCGTAACGCAGGCATCTGATCGCGACCGTTCCCCCTCAATCACTGGAGAAAACTGATGAAAAACTTCATCGGCGTGGGCAACCGCGTCACCCTCACAGCCACAGCAGTCGTCACTTCCGGCCAGCCGGTTCTGTTTGGCTCGCTGTTCGGCATTGCCGAGAACGCAGCCGCGATCGGCGATCCGCTGGTTCTTGTGCTTACGGGCATATTCGACCTCACGAAAACCGCCTCGCAAGCCTGGACGGTGGGCCAGTTGATCTATTGGGATGTGGCCACCTCCCGCGTTACCAGCACCGTTGCCACCAACAAGCTGATCGGCGTGGCGGTTTTGGCCGTCGGTGGCGGCGCGGGTGAAACAACCGGCCGTGTCCGTTTGACAGCGGCCAGCGCAAATTGACTGCCTTCGATCTGGCGACAGACTCGCTGTTTAACGATCCGAACCTTGCCGCCGACGGGCTGTTGCGCCTCGGCGGCATCGATCCGGCCCAAACCATCCGAGTTATCCGCGCCATGCCGGATCGCTTTGCGAACTTCGGCGATGGGCGTTTTGTCGTCGATACCGTGTTGCTGAACATCCGCCTGTCAGACGCAGCAGAGCTTTCTGCGGGTGATACCGTGGAAATCGCAGGAGAGCTTCACGAAATTGGCGGCACCCCAACCCGCGAAACGGGCAGGCTTGTTTGGCTGGCAGAGGCGCGGGCGCTGTGAAGCTACTCGCCGATATCCGCGCCATGATGCAGGCGGAAGTTGAGGCCGCGGAGCGCGCGGTCACGGCCGGGGTTTCGGAGGCGGCAACTCGCTTACAGATGGACTGGCGCGCCCAGATCACTGGTGCCGCTTTGGGCCGAGGGCTCGCCAATTCGATCCGCAAGAAGATGTATCCAACGACCGGAGCTTCAATCCGGGCGGCCGCGGTGGTCTATTCCAATGCCTCGAACGTGGTCGATGCCTTTGACCGAGGTGTTCTGATCCGTTCAAAAACTGGGTTCTGGCTGGCAATTCCCACCGCCGCCGCCGGAAAGAAGGGTGTCGGCAACAAGCGGATCACCCCGTGCGGGTGGGAGCAGCGCACCGGACAGCGCCTGCGCTTCGTCTATCGGCGTGGCCAACCCAGCCTGCTGGTGGCGGAAGCCCGGCTGAGTTCGAAAGGCCGCGCTGTCGCCTCAAGGTCAAAGACCGGGCGCGGACTTGCGACTGTGCCGATTTTTATCCTCGTGCCGCAGGTAAAGCTCCCAAAACGCCTGAACTTGGACGGACCGGCGCGGGAGGCCGAAACGCGATTGCCGGGGCTGATCGTGGCGAACTGGGAGGACAAACATAATGGTTTATCGATCTGAGATCGTTTGGACAAATATTGGGAAACCGGTCAGCCATACTGATCGAGAGGCACGCCACGAATGGCAGCCCTGAGCGTGCAATTCTGTCCCTTAATGTTTCATCGCCATATGCATTGCGTAGGCCACTTGACCGGCCTGATCTCTGATCTCCTTTAAGGCATCAGAATGCATCGCTTCTGTGGTCAAATATGCAATTCTTTCGGGATCGATCTCATTCAGGCGATCTAATTCCTTAAGTTGTCTAAATATGAAAGCTGCGCCCATAGTCATCATTTCAATGTGGGTA